GGGGTTCAATATACTATGATGAGGTCTGAACATGGCGCGACTACACGTGAACTAATGGCAGCTACTGGATGTTCTGAGCAGAGAGTTCGTGCAAGAGTGACAGAGATTAGACAGCGTGTAGGGCATCAAGCCGTTATCACTCACACACAACAGGCACAGGGCATGCGCAATGGGGACGGCACAGACTATACACGCTATCAAGTTCCTATGACTTATATAATTGGATCAGACGAACCAACATTGCGTCCAGAAAATCGCATTGGCCTAGCGTCAATATGGGCGGGTCTAAATGACGATCTATTTGAGTGGTGGCAGAATAGAATAATAGGATTGCGTGGTTAACACCACGCGACACCACCTAAGAGCCAATATAAGCCCCGCCTAGTGCGGGGTTTTTCTTTTTCCAAGGTACCCTAAGCCGAACAATTGTATTACTTAGAACGGGCGGGCATGGGGTTATAGCCCCCCTTGTAAAATCTGCTGTATATGCGCAGCATTTACACTAAGTTTTCCACGAATATTTAGCGCACTATTGACAGGTACCCTAGAGTGTTACATAAAGTAGCACAATTTGCTATAAAGGAGAAAAAATGGCACGTTTTGTAAAATTGACCGCTTGGGAAGACGGTTCTGAATTTTTTGTAAATCCAGAATTTGTTGTAAATTTCGAGACAGTCAGCATAGATTGTGAGGGCGGTCCTGTGACTCGCGTGAACACTGGGGGATTTTTTGAGTTAATTCACGCCGAAGCAGTAGAAGATCCTAAAAACGCTCAAGTACCGCCATTTTCTGTACTTGTTGTTGGTACGTGTGAGCAGATTCATGCGAAGCTTACTGGGTTCGATGCCTAGATATCGTTTAAAATATGGCAAACATCGTGAGTTTGACGCTCAAACTGCGGGTGAAGTTGTTCCTTTTATTCAAGAGGGGCACTTTACTGGTGCGAGTGATCCAGAAGATGAGTTTGTTCGCAGACTTGCGATGGAAATGTGTGAGTGGAATGGTAAGTGGTATAGGGTAAATAGCCGTGATTTATTGGCAAAAGACATGATAAAACATGGTTTATTAGAGTGTGTTGATTAAATTTCCTTTTATTGCTACTATGGGGCAAATTATAGGGAATTATCATGTCAATTGCAAATCTATCTAGTGGATTTCTTGAGCAGCTTCTTGCTAACCGTTCTTCTCAAATAAGAAAGCAGCCACAAAATGATTTTGGTGGTGGTTTAGCTATGGAACCGCAAGGGCCAGACGGTGGCATGGAATCTCCTCAACCAAGAATACCGTATGGGGGTAAACGCCCTAGTCCTTTTATAAGTGGCTTTCCACAGACACCTAGCCGTGATTTTGGTCCTAGCAATTTTGGCGGTTTTGGTGGTTTTTCACAGCAACCTCGCCGTGGTTATGGCGGTTATGGCGGTATGGGTATGAACCCTATGATGGGCATGGGTTTAGGCGGCATGTTTGGCGGCGGTATGGGACAAATGGGAGGTTTTTATGGTGGTGGATTTGGTGGGGGTTTTATGCCTCAGCGTAATCCGTATAGTTACGGTGGCCTTGGCGGGTTTGGGGGTTTTGGGGGTGGCTATAGCCCTATGTATGGTGGTATGGGCGGTTTCGGTATGAATCCGTACCAAAATCAATACAATAGACCTCAATTTCAAAATCAACTTACATCAATGAATCAAGGTCTTGGTCAGCCACAACCTCAAGTCGCGCAGTTTACGGGGGGTTTAGGGCAACAGCAGCAACAAATAGCACAACCTCAATTTCAGCAAGCGCAACAAGCGCAACCTCAAACTTTAAATAATCAGTATCAAAGGGCGTTTTATTAATGGCTTTACCACCTAATCCCATGCCGGGAATGATGGCACCACCTCAAGCAATGCAACCTCAAGGCGGTCCACAGGGATTAGGCGGTGCTCCTATTGGCGGTGCCGATAAAAATCGCCGTAAGAATTTTAGTAATTTTTTGGAAAACACGATTAGCCCTGCAGGTGGTTCTCCTCAAACTGAAAGACAGTTAGCACCTGTGGCGGCTCCCCCAAAAATGGGCGGTGGCTTAAACATGGGACCGATGAAGCCTATGGGAATGCCACCAAAGCCTATGATGGGTGGTGGAATGCCTCCCGTTCCCCCACCCGGAATGCGTGGTGGATTGGGTGCGATGCCACCAAAACCTATGCCTAAACGTCCTATGCCGCCTCGCCGCATGGCAGATGGTGGTCAGGTTCCCCGTGAGACATTTATTGCAGGTCAGCCACATATGTTGGCGTACATTAATCCTGAAGAAGAAGGTATACTTCAATCTTATCGTCAAGACGCTCCTACTGTTCCCGGCCCCGGCGGTATTCCTTCTTATTACTATGGTCAGGGTATGGCGAGTACCGCAGGTAACAAGAATTTTCAGGTTAGCAGCCCACAAAGACCTTCAACTGGCATTTCTAATGATAGAAGGAGACAAAGAAGGCGAGAAAGAAGGCTTGCAAAACAAGCGGAAGAGGCAGCTAATGCGGCAATAGCTGCGCAGCAAGCGGAAGCGGCAAAGCAAACGCCTTCTGGCAAAATGGATTTTGGCGATGATGAAGATTACACACCAACATCTGCTGCGTTAAATCAGGAGTTACTTGACATAGGTGCGCCTGATAAGCGTACTGATACTCATACTTCGACTAATTTTAACACGACAAGTAGTGGTCAAGATTACAATACTGCTGCGCAAGCTGACACAGATGTTTCTGGTTTTGAGTATGTAGCAGGAACGGGTGGTGGTGATGATAATAATAATGTAACCCTTGCTTCAAACCAACCTGCTGTTGTTGATAAACCCCCAGTTATTTTTAAAGATGACCAAGGTAATACTCACAGTTCACAAGCTGCTGCTAACGCTGCAAACGATGCAATTCGTGAAGAGGCTCAAAGGGCTGCTGAAGCACAAGCTGCTGCGGAAGAAGCTGAAAGGCAAAGAAAAGCTGCTGCTGCGGCAAAAGCGGCAGAGGAAGCTAGATTAGCTGAAGAGGCAAGACTTCAAAAAATTGAAGATGATCGTTTAGAAAGAAACCGTATTATTTTTCAAAACCAAGCCCAAGCTGAAGAGGCTATGGGTTTAGGAACACCTGTTCCAAATGTTACAAATACATCTCTTACTGATCAAATTATGAATTACAATACAGGAAATGCTACTTTACAGGATTTTCAAAACACTGCTCAACAAACATTGGGTGGTAATCAAACAGACAATGAAAAAATAGCATCATATGCTCAAAGTGCTTTTGATATTTACAACAACATTGATCCTGCAAATATTGGCGATGCTCCTGATGCTGAAACTTTAATAGCGCAAGCCGCTTTAGAAGATACTTCGCAAACTCTTCCAGAAGAATTAAGCAACTTGCCAAATGATCAACGTGATCAGGTTATTGGTTTAATGGAACTAATGCAAACTATGAGCGATGATGAGCTAGAAAACGTAGTTTCTTCATTTATAACGCCAGAAACAACAGGTTTAGAAGATCTTGAGGACGAATTGTTTGGTGGTCAAATGACTGACAGGGGTTTTGATCCTAATGAAGATCAAGTCCCACCTCAAAATTTAATGAATGATAGGGGTTTTGATCCAAGTCCTAAAGATGCTGAAAATGTTAGTTCTAATGTAGAAAAATTAGAATTTGGTAATGTTCCTGTAGGACAATTACCACCAGATGAAGAGGCCAAAGAAGAAGTAGAAAAAATTGCAAATTCATCTAAAACAGATCAAGAGGTTTTAGATAAATTAGGTTTAGGAAGCACTCTTGCATCAGGTCGTGACTTTGCAACGCCAAACGCTGCAGAATCTAGATTGCTTCAAGAAGCTTTAAAATATTATCAAAACGATCCAAATATGCTTGAAAAAATTATTGGCGGTGCATTAAAACAGTTTAGTTTTGGCGCAGTTGATCCAAATCAAATGAATATAAATCAAGCAACTGAATTGCTTGGAGAATATTTAAAAACTGGTAACTTTGTATATGATGAGGACACTCCGGGTAAACTTCTTGGTGTAAAAACGGGAAGCTTAGATGACATTACTGACCCAGAAGAAAGGGCAGCAGTTGAAGAACGCCTAGAAGAAATTGGTTTTAATGATCTAGAAGAAAACAAAACTGGTCTTGAAAAAGTCGATGACTTTTTGGGTGGAATTTTTGGTGCAGAAGATCCCGGTTATATTAACTTACCGGGCAATATAAGTTTTCAAAACACTGAGGATGGTCCTGTTCAATTTAATACTAACGAAACTGATGATGTAATTGACGATGATGATGATGACAGTCCTCCACCTGAAGAAGTAGATCCTTCACTTGATCCAGAAACAGGTTTTACAGAAGACGAAGACGGTAATATAGTCTGTAACAAAGCGGGTTACATTTACAATGAAACATTAGGTATGTGTGAACCACCCCCTGAAGAAGAGGAAGAAGATAGCGGCGGCGGCGGTATTTTCCGCGATGACGATAGCGGTTCAAGCACAACATCAGTTGTAGAAGCTGCTCCAACTTATACTAGCAGATTTGGTCCTAGCACTAGCAGAGAATACAGGGCCACATTTGGTGGCAGTAGACCAGTAACTGAAATGCAGCAAGGTGGCATGGCAGGTATTAGCAACGTTGCAGATAACTTTTTGAGGGCTGTGCAAGGTGCTGCATGAACGATCTAAGCGGTATTCTAGATTACCTTACGGATGAGGAGTTAGAAAAAGTAACCCCCATGTTGGAAAGGTTACAAATTCTTGATAATCGCACAGACAAACAGGACAATTTTATAAATTTTGTAAAGCATGTTTGGCCTCAGTTTATTGAGGGTAGACATCACAAAATTTACGCACAGAAACTACAAGATGTTGCAGATGGAAAATTAAAACGTCTTATAATTAATATGCCGCCTAGACATACAAAGTCTGAGTTTGCTAGTTATTTGTTCCCAACTTGGTTGATGGGCAAACGGCCTGATTTGAAAATTATTCAGGCAACACACACGGCTGAATTAGCCGTTGGTTTTGGTAGGAAAGTTAAAAACTTAATAGATAGTGAGGATTTTAGAGATGTATTCCCTGATGTTAAACTTGCTTCGGATGCCAAAGCGTCTGGTCGTTGGAGTACTAACAAAGGCGGCGAATATTATGCGGTCGGTGTGGGCGGTGCTTTGGCGGGTCGTGGCGCGGATTTGGCGATTATTGATGACCCCGTTTCGGAACAAGACGCGCTAAGTGTTACTGCGCTAGATAATATTTACGAATGGTACACTTCTGGGCCACGACAGCGTTTACAGCCGGGTGGTTCTATTATTATTGTTATGACACGTTGGAGCATTCGTGATTTAACGGCAAAAGTTTTAGCAAAACAGAGTGAATCTGGCGCAGATCAGTGGGAAATAGTAGAATTTCCTGCAATTATGCCATCTAATAAACCTTTGTGGCCTGAATTTTGGTCAAAAGACGAATTAGAAGGTGTAAAAGCCTCTATTCCTGTATCCAAATGGAATGCTCAATACATGCAAAACCCTACTGCAGAAGAGGGTGCGATTATTAAGCGTGAATGGTGGAATATATGGGAAAAAGAAGACCCACCCGCGTGTGATTATGTAATTCAATCTTACGATACTGCGTTTAGTAAGAGTGATAGGGCAGATTACAGCGCAATTACTACTTGGGGTGTTTTTCACCATGACGAAACTGGTGTTGATAATATAATTTTACTTGATGCAATTAGGGGTAGGTGGGAGTTTCCTGAATTAAAACAGATGGCTCATAATTCATTTAAGGAGTATGATCCTGATATGATTTTAATCGAACAAAAAGGTTCTGGTATGCCTTTGACGCAAGAATTAAGGAGAATGGGCATTCCTGTAACACCATTTACACCCGGAAAAGGTGCGGATAAATTTACTAGAATGCATGCTTGCGCCCCTGTTTTTGAAAGCGAAATGGTGTGGTGCCCTGAAACTAATTTTGCTGATGAAGTTATGGAAGAATGTGCAGCATTTCCAAATGGTGAACATGATGACTTGGCTGATTCGATGACACAGGCTATACTACGTTTTAGGCAGGGTGGTTTTATTACTACCCCAAGTGATTACGAAGATGATGATTTAATGCATTCGCGTAGAAGAAAGGAATATTACTGATGGCGAAAAAAAAGAAAAAAAGTTTTGTAGAATCTCAGCCTGAAGGAATGTTGAAAGGCACTTTTTTTGATTACATTCCTGACGCTATGCAGATGAGCAATTATCTTAAACAATTTTTGTCTACAGAAGGAAAAGAAAAAAAATCAAAAGGCAAAAAAAAGCCCCGTGCTTTTCAAAACGGTGGGGCTGTTATGAAGGGCCGTGGGCCAAAATTTAAAGGACAGTCATAGGAGATAAAAATGGCATCTAAACCTGATTTTATAGACATAGATGGTGATGGAAATACAACAGAGCCAATGAAAACTGCTGCAAAGCAAAAAAAAGTTGCCAAAAAGAAAAAAGGTGGCGCAGTTAAAAAAATGGCAAGTGGTGGTGCTGTTTGTCGTGGCGGTGGTGCTGCTATAGCAGGGACAAAGTTCTCAGGGGTTAAATAATGACTAAAATCGTTACTAATATTGATATAAATGCCCTAAATTCTGGTATTAATCAGTCCGTTGATGATGATATTGGTGACGAAATTGTGAGGTTGGGGCGGGGAAGCAAACGGATAGATTCCCCTTCCGTTTTGTGGCGTAGATCCCAAAGTGTGACTGCTCCGCTTAGGTCGATCACCCTCGTTCCAACACTAAAAGGAGAATTTTATGGCTATTGAAAGAGATATGGGAGCAGGTGGTGTACCTGATGTAACAGTTGCCCCAGAGCCACCTGAAGGATCAGATCTTACTAGTGTCTTTTTAGATAATTTAGAAGCTAATGCTAACGTTGTTCAATTAGATGATGGTTCTGCTATTGTTGGCGAAATGGAAGAAGAAATTCCTCTAGCCATAGATGCTCCATTTGATGCTAATTTAGCAGATTATTTAGGTGAGAGTGAAATTGGTCGCATATCATCTGATATTATGAGCAGCGTTGAGGATGATTTATCTTCTCGTTCAGATTGGGAAGATACATATACGCGTGGTTTAGAATTTTTAGGCATGCAGTACGAAGAGCGTTCAGAGCCTTTTGAGGGTTCTTCTGGCGTTATTCATCCGTTGTTGGCTGAATCTGTAACACAGTTTCAAGCGCAAGCTTACCGTGAATTATTACCTGCTACTGGACCTGTTAGAACACAAGTTGTTGGCGCACAAAATGAAATGATCGTCAAGCAAGCCGAACGCGTTAAAGATTATATGAATTATATGATTACTTATGAAATGGAAGAATACGATCCTGAGTTAGATCAAATGTTATTTTATCTTCCTGTCATTGGTTCTACGTTTAAAAAGATTTATTTTGACCCACTAAAACAACGTGCGGTGAGCAAATTTATTCATGCTGAAGATTTAGTTGTTCCATACGGTGCAACTGATTTAGCTTCTTCTCCACGCATTACACATGTAATTAAAATGGATTCTAATGACGTTCGTAAAATGCAATTAGGTGGATTTTACAGCGATATTGAACTTTCTGAGGGATCTATTGATGACGATTCAGTTTCAAGTGAAATACAAGAGGAAATAGACAATATACAAGGCATAAGACCTTCAGGTTCCTCTGAGGAAATGACTATATATGAGGTTCACACAGATTTAGATATTGAGGGTTTTGAAGATATTGGTGTGGATGGTGAACCTACAGGTTTAAAATTGCCATACATTGTTACAATTGCAGCCGACAGTAATGACATTTTAGCAATTCGTAGAAATTATGATGAAATGGACCCTACAAAACGCAGAATTAACTATTTTGTGCATTATAAGTTTTTGCCGGGTTTAGGTTTTTATGGCCTTGGTTTAACACACATGATTGGTGGTTTAGCACAGGCTTCTACATCTATTTTGCGTCAACTCATAGATGCAGGTACGCTATCTAACTTACCTGCAGGTTTTAAGGCCCGTGGCGCACGTATTCGTGATGAAGAAAGCTCCATTCAGCCCGGAGAGTTTAGAGATATAGATGTTGCAGGAACCGATATACGCTCTTCCTTAATGCCTTTGCCGTTTAAAGAGCCATCTGGCACCTTATACAATCTTTTGGGCACTCTAGTGGACGCAGGGCGGCGATTTGCGTCTATGGCAGATATGAAAATAAGTGAAATGGGTGGAGAAACACCTGTTGGCACTACAATGGCTATTATGGAGCGCGGCACAAAAGTTATGTCTGCAATTCATAAAAGATTACATTATTCTCAAAAAGTAGAATTTAAACTTTTAGAAAAAATCTTTGCCAAAACAATTCAAGCATATCCTTATATGCCATCTGTTGAGGCAGGTCCAGAAATTGCAGCGCAAGATTTTAGCGCACAAATTGATGTTCTTCCTGTAAGTGATCCAAACATCTTTTCTATGTCTCAAAGAATTACACTGGCTCAAACTGAGTTACAATTAGTTCAATCAAACCCACAAGTGCATGGTGGGCCGCAAGGTTTGTATCAAGCATATAGAAAAATGTATGAGGCTCTTGGCGTAACAAACATTGATGGTATTTTACCGCCACCCCCACAGCCTCAACCAATGAATCCTGCAAAAGAAAATCAAATGGCGTTAATGGGTTCGCCATTACAAGCTTTTGCAGACCAAGATCACAAGGCACACATGGAAGCGCATTTAGCGATTATGTCTACGCCTGTAGTACAAAACAATCCAATGTCTTCTGGTGCCTTACAGGGGCATATAATGGAGCATATTGGCATGTTGGCAGAACAACAGGCGCAGCAAATGGTTATGGAGCAAGCAGGACCAGAGGTTCAGCAAAATCCAGATGCAATGCAAATGTTGCAACCTGCAATTCAGCGTCAAGCTGCTATGTTGATAGCAGATATGATTGAAGAATACGCACAAACAGTAGAGCCAATTCAAGATGCTCAAGATCCGCTTGTTGGAATTAGACAGCAGGAGTTAGAAATTAAAGCTGCTGATATACAGCGCAAATCAAAAGAATTTGAAGCAAAACAAGAGATGGAAATGCAAAAAGAAGCTTCTGATAATATGTTGGAACAAGAAAGATTGCAACTACAGCAAAATGCTTTGGCTGATAAAACCCGTGTTGCAGAAGACCGCATTCAAACGCAAAGAGATATTGCGTTTATGAATGCACAAACAAAAAGGAACCCACAATGACAAGTAGTATCCGTGAAAAACGAATTGCTGTTGAAAAAGAAAAAAAGATAGCACGAAGAGAAGCAGAAAATGCTCCTGTAATGGTTCGCGCAAGAGATGATAAAGGACATTATGTAAAAGATGACCCAAGCACCCCTCAAAACGAAGCGTGGGTTGAGGCAAAAAAAGTTGCAGAAAAACCTGCAGCAAAGAAAAAAGCCGCTCCCAAAAAAACAGCAGCCAAAAAAAGTCGCGCTAAAAAAGTTTAGTAAAATAGCGCGACCTCAAAGATTTCAGGGTGTGTTTTAGTTTCTAACGAAAAAGTGCGTTACTCCACCTTTTAAAAAGGTTTTTCCATTTGGGTATTCAACGGTCACGTTTTCGTTTTTGCTCTCATGTGCATCTTTTAAACAATCAGAGCAAAGCACAACCCATCTAGATTCTGGCTCACCTTCTTCGCTTTTATATACCCCTTCAACATTAAACGTTTGAGTTGGTAAACTTCGATGCATCTTAGGACCACCATATTGATTTGGACCTAATTGTTGACACATACCACAATAGTCGTGGTTCTCTTCATGGATAATAAAAGTTAATTTGTCAGTCATTTTTGTTTTCCTTTATGTGTTACTAATAGTAGTACTTTACCACACAAAGTAGCATAAGTCAATATAAATAAAGAAAAAAATTCTTACAAAGTGCTATTTGTTCTTGTCTTTCGTTGAAAGTTCGATAGATTCTGGGTGGGAGTAAGGCATGGACGCAACAAATTTAGCAGAACACCTTTACAGGAAGATTCGTCAAAGAAGAGATGATCTTCAAGTATCGTTAGGGACCGGGAATATTGGATCATTTGATGAGTACAGATATGCGGTGGGGCAGGTTAAAGGATTAACGTTTGTGGAAGAAGAATTAAGAGCAGCAATGAAACATATTGAGTTAGAAGATGAATAAAAAATTATACGTTCCAAATCCAAAAGCAATTAAAGCTGCATTTGGAAAAGACAAAGAAGAAAGTAAAAATGAGAATGATCCTTCTCAAATGGAATCTTCAGCGTTAGAGCGATTACCTCAGCCCACAGGTTATCGAATGCTTATTATTCCATATTATCCAAGTGAAAAAACAAAGGGTGGTGTATACGTTCCAGACCAAGTTAGGGATCGTGAGGCTTTTGCAACTGTAGCAGCTTATGTTGTTAAATTAGGTCCAGATGCATACCAAGACTCACAGAAGTTCCCAACTGGTCCTTGGTGTTCCGAGAAAGACTGGGTACTTATAGGACGTTATGCGGGAAATAGGTTCAAAGTAGAGGGTTTAGAGGTAAGAATCATTAATGATGACAATATTATCGCAACAATCCTTGACCCAAAAGATATTTCGTATGTATAAGAAAGTAGAGGATAGGTTTTATGCAGCAAGAAGTTGAACAGGAAAAATTAGAAGATTCAGAAATTGTAGAATTGCCTGATGATAACAATTCTGATGAGCAATCAATTGTTGTCGTTGAAGAAGAAACCCGAACAAATGTTCAAGATGACGATGATGAAGAACTTTCTAGTTACAGTCAAAAAGTTCAAAAAAGAATTAAAAAGCTGAATGATCAGCGTAGAACTGCGCAAGAAGAAGCAGATGCTGCAGTGCAGTATGCGCAGCAAATCCATGACGAAAATGAAAAGATGCGTCAGCGTCTTGCTAATTTAGACAAGGCACACGTTGCTGAATATGAAGGGCGTGTAAACGCTCAAAAAATTCAAGCAAAACGTGCTTTAGCTGAAGCCCATGAACAAGGTGATTACGAAAAAGTTGCAAACGCTCAAGATGCAATGGCAAAACTTGCTATTGAAGAAGAGCGCATTCGCAATCAAAAAGTTCGTGCAGCTAAAAACAAACATGAGCAAAATAATGCACCACAACAGGTTGAAGTTCCGCAAAGACAACAGCGTGATGAAAAATTAGAAGCGTGGATGGACAAAAACCCTTGGTTTGGGCCACAGGGCGATAAAATTATGTCTGCTACCGCTAGAGCGATACATGAGGTTCTTGTTGGTGAAGAGGGTTATAGCCCGTCTTCAGACGATTATTACGCTGAAATTGATAAACGTATGCGTAAAGAAATGCCTCATAAATTTCAGAGTGATAAGCGCGTTCAGTCTGTCACTCCTGCGTCCGATACAAGTCGGACAGTTAAATCTGGACGTAAAAAACAGGTCGAATTGACCAGAGGCCAAGTCTCTCTTGCGAAAAAGTTGAACATACCGCTTGAAAAGTATGCGCAAGAAGTGGCAAAGCTAGAAAACAGGAGAACATAAAATGGCAAACCGTACATCACGCGAATCAGACACGCGAGAACGCCAAGAGCGACAAGTCTGGAAACCCGGTGGTGCCTTAGATGCTCCTGAACCCCCGTTGGGTTACAAACATCGTTGGATTCGTGAATCCGTAATGGAGTTCGATGATAAAACAAACGTCCACAAAAGACGACAAGAAGGATACGAACTAGTTCGCGCAGAAGAGTATCCTGATGAAGATTATCCTACTGTAGATGAGGGTCGCAACGCAGGTGTTATCGGTGTTGGCGGTCTTATTCTTGCCCGCATTCCTACAGATATAGCTGATCAACGTAAACAGCACTACCAAGGGGTTACACAAAACCAAATGGAAGCCGTTGATCGTGATTGGATGCGCGAAAATAACGCTGCTATGCCTAAAATGGCAGCACAACGTAAATCTAGCGTTTCTTTTGGACGCAAAAACTTTGATGGAGATTAAAGATGGCAAATGATGATGCCCCTTTTGGCCTTCGTCCTGCACGAACAAGCATTAGTGCGCAGCACCAAAACCGTTATCGGATAGCTGCTAACTACAATACCTCTATTTTCCAAGGCGATCTAGTTGCTATGGTAACTGGTGGTGGTATTGAGCGTGTTGCTGCAGGTGGTTCTGGTTTGATTCTAGGCGTTTTTAACGGCTGTTTCTACACAGATCCAACTACGAACAAGCCAACATTTTCTAACCACTATCCTGCAAATACAAACGCTTCTGACATCATGGCTAACGTTATTGATGATCCGAGCGCAACGTTTGAAGTACAAGCTGATGCTGCATTTCCAGTAGCAGACTTGGGTGGTAACTACGATATTCTAGCAACTGCAGGAGATACCGTATCTGGTAAATCTCGTATTGAGTTAGAAGTAGGAACTGCGGATAGTACGGTATCAACCCTACCACTAAAAGCAATCGACATTTCTCAAGATCCTGAGAATAACGATGTTTCGTCAGCGAACACTAACGTGATCGTTAAAATCAACAACCACTTGTACAGCGGTGGAACCGCTGGCTTGGCATAAGGAGACTGAGTTATGGCTATATCACGCGCACAACTCGTTAAGGAACTGGAGCCGGGCCTAAACGCATTGTTTGGAATGGAATACTCCCGATACGAACAACAGCATACAGAAATCTTTGATACTGAGTCTTCGGACCGTGCATTTGAAGAAGAAGTAATGTTGGTCGGATTTGGAAACGCTCCAACAAAGTCAGAAGGTTCAGGCGTACAGTTTGATGACGCAAATGAAGCATACACTGCTCGTTACACTCACGAAACAGTGGCACTTGCATTTGCACTAACTGAAGAGGCTGTAGAAGACAACTTGTATGATCGTCTTGGTCAGCGTTATACACGTGCCCTTGCACGTTCTATGGCGCATACAAAGCAAGTTAAAGCTGCGTCTGTTCTTAACAACGCTTTCGATGCAAATTTTGCAGGTGGCGATGGTAAAGAACTTTGTGCTACAGATCACCCATTGTCTGGTGGTGGTACATTTCGTAACGAACCATCAACTGCTGCTGATTTGAACGAAACTTCGCTTGAAAATGCACTTATCGACATTTCAACATTTGTTGATGAGCGCAATATGATCGTTGCTCTACGTGGCATGAAGTTAATTGTTCCACCACAACTGCAATTTGTTGCAGATCGTTTGTTGGAATCAACTCTTCGTGTTGGTACTGCTGATAACGATATTAACGCACTCCGTAATATGGGTATGCTTCCAGAAGGTTATACTATTAACCATTTCTTGACAGACCCAGATGCATTTTTTCTTAAAACTGATGCACCAAACGGTTTCAAGCATTTTGATCGTTCTCCAATGCGCACAAGCATGGAAGCTGATTTTGATACAGGAAATATGCGTTATAAGGCCCGTGAGCGTTACAGCTTTGGGTTTTCAGATCCACGTTGCGTATTCGGTTCTCCCGGAGCGTAATGTAAATCATAAAGATTTACCTCTTTATAAGTTTGGGGCGGCTTCGGTTGCCCCTTTCTTTTTGTGATTTTTCATGTATTATAAAGACATCCCTGACAGTTGCGCGGTGTAACTGACATTTACCAAGACAGGAGATTGACATGGGTACAACAACTTTTTCTGGTCCTCTTAAAGCGGGACCAATCAAGCATACAACTGGGACAACACTTGGAACGGACATTGCTAATGTCGGTCAAGTCGTTATGATGCAAACTTTTTCAGCAGATTTATCTGGTGGAGCATTGGCTGCACAAGTTACTGACGTTGTGATTCCTGCAAATTCACAAATTATTGACTGCGTAATTGATATTATTACGGCGGCTAATTCTACGACAAACTTGAGTGTTGGAGATACCGTAGGTGGTGCGGCTACTATTGTTAATACGTTTGCATCTGGAACTGATGCGGGTAGAAAGTATCCAACTACTGAAGCAGGTGGGGCACTTGCGTGGCAAGACACAGGAACATCAGACATTCGTTTGACTGTAACTGCTTCAGCAGCAACAAATGCGGGTTTAGTTCGTTTCACTATCCTATATGCTCAAAACAATAATTTAGCATAATAGGGGGCTGAAATGGCAGGTCCAGTAAAGGCATTTAATTTTAGTCAAGGTGACGCTGCAGGTGTTGTCGGTCCTTCACGCTCACGTATTCGGCAAGTTGTAATATTTGCAGATGCTGCAGGAGCGTTTACTATCAAAGACGGTTCAGGAAGTGGTGATACCCTTATTGAGCAAAGTTTTGGTACAGGACTGCATCATTTAAACATTCCAGATGATGGTATTATCGCTACATCTGGTGCATATGTTTCAGCGTTTACGGGTTCAGGAAATATATTAACTATTTTCTTGTCTTAACGGAGAAAATTCATGGCGGCTAAAAAGAGAAAGAAAAAAAATGTATCTCTCTCAGTTGGTCGCGGTGAAAAGCTATCTGTAAAGAGGGGCGGCGGTCTTACTGCAAAAGGAAGAGCCAAATACAATCGCGCCACAGGTTCTAAATTAAAAGCACCCGCCCCTAACCCTAAAACTAAAAAAGATAAAGGTAGGAAAAAATCTTTCTGCGCACGTTCTCGCAGTTGGACAGGAGAGCGCGGCAAAGCTGCGCGTAAACGTTGGAAATGTTAGAATGAAATTAGATTTACAGCATATATCAAGTGCAGTAATAATTTTGTTATTAGGTTGGGGTTCTTTTCAGCTTTATGGAATGAATGCTAATGTTGCTGTTATTAGTTATAAGGTTGAAGAAAACTACAAAATGATAAAACCTATGTGGCAAGATTTTTTGGTAAGGAGCGCAAATAATGCCAATATCCAGAAGCCAAATGACGAAACAAATTTCACGTGGAACCAAAAGGAGTAAAAAAATGGCTAAAAGACCCGGACTTTATGCAAATATCGCTGCTAAACGCCGTAGAATAAAGGCAGGTAGTGGTGAAAAAATGAGAAAACCCGGAGCCAAAGGTGCGCCAACGGCTAAAAATTTTAGAGATGCGGCAAAAACTGCTAAAAAAAGAAAAACAACAAAAAAGAAAAAATAAGGGTTTGTTAAATGGCGGTATCTGCATCAACTGACTTTGAGTTAGACGTAGCTGAGTATGTTGAAGAGGCTTTTGAACGTTGCGGTTTAGAAGTACGAACAGGTTATGATTTAAAAACCGCTAGACGATCTATGAATTTAATGTTTGCGGAATGGGCTAACCGTGGTTTAAATCAATGGACCATCAAACAAAGAACACAAACAGTTACTGAAAATGATGGAGAATATGATTTAGGTGCAGACGTTATAGACATTGTAACTGCTGCAATTCGCAGAGATAATGTTGATTTTTCATTAGATAGAATTGGTAGGGATGAATACTTAAACATTCCTACTAAAACAACAAAGGCAAGACCAACTCAATATTTTCTTGATCGTCAAATAACTCCAAATTTAAAACTTTGGCCTTTGCCAGAAAACAGCACAGACATTATTGTTTATGATTGTTTAACAAGAATAGATGATGCTGATAATTCTCAAAATACTGTAGATATGCCATTTAGATTTTATCCATGTTTGGCTGCAGGTTTAGCTTACTATATTTCCATGAAACGTGCCCCAGATAGAATTCAAATGTTAAAGGCTTCTTATGAAGAAGAGTTTAGACGCGCAATGGATGAGGATCGTGATCGTGCTTCTTTTCAACTTACTCCAAGTTTGAGGAATTATCGTATTGTCTAGATTTGCCACAGGTAAAAATGCTTACGGTATATCAGACCGTTCTGGTTTTCGTTATCGTTTAAAAGACATGCGAAAAGAATGGAATGGTTTGTTTGTTGGCAAAGATGAATTTGAAGAAAAACATCCACAACTTGAAGCACCAAGGGTTCCTGCAGACGCACAAGCTATTAGAAATGCAAGGCCATCAAGAACCGAACCAAAAGTAGAAGTTTTATTAAGAAAAAATCCTTTTACAACAACTACAAGTAGTAATGTAATTTCTGTTTTTGAATCAGGTCACAACAGAAAAACAACTGATGTTGTTAGATTTAGAAATGCAGTTGGTTTCGCAGGGGTAACGTCAACAAACATTAATAAAAATACAGGATACTCAATTACTAAAGTTGATGCAGATAATTATACATTTCAAGTTGATGGAAGTGCAGCCAATGCCTCTGATAAGGGTGGTGGAGTAGTAGCTTCTGCAGGACCAGTTACGGTGGAGGCATAAATGGCGTTTACATATGCACAGTTAAAACAAGCAATACAAGATTTTACTGAAAACAGTGAAACTACATTTGTTAATAATTTACCTACATTTATTCGGCTTGCTGAAGAAAAAATATTGCAAAATGTGCAGTTAGAGTTGTTTCGCAAAACGCAAACCGCAAATCTTGTAGTTAATAATAAGTATTTAAACGTACCAAGTGATTTTCTTGCTCCTTTCTCTTTAAGTTATTCATCAAATCCGTTTCCTTTTAGCAACCCTTTGCCAAGCGGTAACTATAAAATAGCTGACAGTATTTTAAATGCTTTTTTAGGTTTTCCTGCAGACATAGCTTTATTTCAAACACCTCAAGCTATAACTGGAAGGGCTTTAGGTGATATAGATGGAACTAATGATGGAAATGTAAGTGCAAATGATGCGCTTTTAATGCAAATATATATTGTGCAAAAATTTACAGGTGTAATTGAACCTACCTTAACAGCAACACATATAGATTATATTGAAACTACAATGCTTCCTTATATGGCGGCAAGACCTGTAGAATATTCTGATTACTACAATCCAACATTAGAAGTTCTTACTGATTTTTTAGACTTTAAAGATCCTAGTTTTCTTCGTGAATATCAAAATGATGATAGGGTTAGAGCAAAACCTAGATATTATGCTTTATTTGATAACACTAATTTTTGTGTAGCACCAACACCAGATCAATCTTATAAAGTACAGTTAAGTTATTTTTATAGACCTTTAAGCATAACTGCAGGTGCAGATGGTGAATCAACTTGGCTCAGTACAAACGCAGAAACCACTTTATTTTACGCATCTTTAGTTGAGGCAAATATTTTTATGAAAGGGGAGCCTGATGTTACTCAATCATACATGATGAGGGTATCAGAAGGTATAAAACAACTTAAAATGTTAGGAGAAGCAAAGCAAACAACTGATTTGTATAGAACAGGTCAAGTTGTTCGCGCTAAAGAATAATGTTAAATACAACACAAATTGGATCAGCAGCAGTTCATACAACTAATAATAGAGGACATTCACCAGAGGAAATTGCATCTTTTTGTGTGGATGAATTAATGCACGTTGCAGAAACTGCTCCCCCTGTAATCAGGGATCAAGCGATAGCCTTTAAAAAACAAATGCTTTCTGTTATAACTAAGTATGTGCAGCAGGGTATTCTCAGTGACCGCACAACTGTGTATAATGCACTAAACGATGCAGGGCACCCTGAACTTGCTGAATTAATTAGGAGATTGTAATGGCGATTACACAGGCACTATGCACAACATTTAAAGAAGAATTAATGTTGGGTGGGCATGATTTTAGTACTTCAGGTGCATCTGCAGGTACATTTAACATAGCTTTATATACATCTAGCGCAACATTAGGGGCATCAACAACAGCCTATACTAATAGTGGGGAAGTTAGCAGTAATAATACATATACAGCAGGTGGACCTAGCGCGGGGCAGCAATTAACTGTAAATACTGCGCCGGGAAATGGCGGTTCTGGAACTGTTGTATTTACAAGTTTTGCTACTAAAACTTTTAGTGCTGTAACAATTACAGCCCGTGGTGCGCTAATTTATAATAGCACTCCTGCAGGAAATGCTTCTGGTAGAACAAACCCTGCTGTAATAGTTTTAAATTTTGTTACAGATAAGTCTTCTTCAAGTGGAGATTTTACTATACAATTCCCAACAGCAGATGCCTCAAACGCCGTAATAAGGATTAATTAATGCCTAAAGTTGCTGAGAGAGTTAGACAATCTAGCCTGTCAACTGGCACAGGTAATTTTACTCTTAGCGGCACATATCAGGGGTTTCAAAGTTTTAGTGAGGTTTTTTCTGTAGGCGATACAACTTACTATGTTATCGCTGATGATTTAGGTAATTGGGAAGTTGGAATAGGAACATATTCTTCAGCAAATACCTTAACAAGAAATATTGTTTATGAAAGCAGTAATGGAGATGCAAAAGTAACTTTTCCTGCAGGTGACAAAAGGGTATTTGTGTCGTATCCTGCAGCAAGATCAATTACATCAGACCAAACGGTGGCATTGGCAATAGCGTTAGGATAAATAATGGGTAAGAAGCTAGTTTTTAATTATACATTTGATGCGTCTGCTCAAACAGTTCGTTTAGATGATGATATTTATAGTGCAAAAAGATTACTTTTAATAACGAACACGACTACAGGCGATATTATTTATCAATTTAATGATGCCAATTTAGGCATTGCAAATATCGCTTTTGATTATGAAAATACCACGACTACACTTACCTTAAATTTTGACACTACATCTATGAACGACACTGACGTTTTACAGATATTAGTCGAAATGGATAGTGCAGATATGACCGTAAATGAACGGTTTGTAGATCCTGTTTCTAAAATACGTGTTTCTAATCCAGAAAACTTAATTGATACTGATTTTGAATACGGTCTTCAATCTACAAAGTGGGAAACACTAGAGTTAACTAAAAATATTCCGACATTTTTTAGTCGTAGTGGTGATATACCAATTGAACTTACAAGCATTGATACAATCAATGGTAGTGATCAAGTTCAGGTAGTAACTGCTGTTGATCACGGTTTGCGCCGTGGCACACCAATAATTGTACAAGCAACTGCTAACATTGCTTGTGATGGTGGGTTTGTTGTTGATGCTGTTATTGATAACACAACATTTACATATACAGCAAAAAACCAAGTTAATTTTACAGGAAATGTTGTTGAAACTTTCTCGCAACTATTTCCTGCGTCTGTATATGCAGGTACAGAATTTAAACTTTCAAACATTGGTGGAATTACTACAAATGAAGCTGCTCAAAGTGTATTAACTGTAAGCACTCAGTTTCCTAATGATTTTGAAAACGGAACTAGCATGGCTTTATCAAACAGCTTTGCTAAAGCAACAATTAATATTGATACAGATCAAGTAGAATTTAATAATTATACTAGTTTAAACAAAAGCACTACATCTAACGCAGCCACAGGCGAAACTGGAAATTTTGTATTAGGTGGCGTTCATCCTTTTAATTGGCAACCCACAGATGGTTATTATTTTACTGAAGGAACAACATCAGTAGACACAAACAATAATGTTATCACCACACCAACTCCTCACGGTTTTACTACAGGACAAGCAATTACTTATCTTACTGATACGGGAACGAACACTGCAATTGGTGGCTTAACATCAGGTAAAACATATTATGTTGTTAGAATAAATGATACATCATTTTATTTACATAATTATAGAAGCACTAGTAGTTTTTATAGAACAAATCTTAGTTCAAACGGAGTAAGCGGCGGTATTTCAAAAGGATGTTTTGCTAGAGCTTTTTGGCAATATTATCAGTATAGCTTTGAGCAAAACAGACTTTTAAACGGTACATTTAATTGGTCACCATTTACAGGTGATGTTAAAGTAGATTTTGGTTCTAGCGTTGCAAATGCACCTGCGAAAGACCGTCCTTTGTTTGCTACTGATGCTTGGACTCTTACTCAATATGCTGACATAACAGGAGATATTTTTAGAGGGAACAATACTTCAAGCTATGATTGGTTTTTTCAACAATATTATACTTCTGGCTTTGCTTCTACTTATTCAGTAAGAGTTTATAGTACCACTTCTTTTGGTTATTATAATATATCCAGTGGTTCTTATAATGTTGGTTGGTTGCCATTTTTGCCTAATCCAACAGGATGCTCCTTTTATGTAGCAAACCACGGTCTTACAACAGGAGATGCCGTTACAATTACTGCAACTTCTGGCACTTTACCCTCACCTGTTGCTTCTGGCACGGTATACAAAGCTGTTGTGATTGATGCTAACAGAATTAGTCTCCAAACTTTAGCAGGTGCAGATATTGTGTTTACAAATGGTGGAACCACTAATCTTGCTTATCAAGTCACAGCATATTTTCCATTAGAAAATCAAGATACAATTTTTGTTCCAGATACTACCTTAAAAGACGGTGATGCTGTTGTTTATAGTAATAATGGTGGTACAGATATTGGCGGTTTAACAAACGGAAGCACTTATTATGTAGCATTTAAAAACGGAAGCCGTTTTATGCTTTCAACTACAGCAAATACATTTGGTGATAGTTATACAATTGCGAATCAAGGGCTTAGTTCGTCTGTTGACTTAACGAACGATTATATTGATTTTGATAGCACTGCTCTTAGCACTGGGGATGCAGTAAGATACACCACTACCAGTACTCCGATTGGTGGTTTGTCAAATGGTCAAATTTTTTGGGTTCGTTTTGTTTCTGGGCAAGATTACACACTTCACTACTCTAAATCAGATGCTACTTCAAATGCTAACAAAGTAAATCTTGGTTCTTACGGAACAGGAACTGGCGTAATACAAAAGTTAAATATTATTGATTTAACAAGCAAACCTTCAGGTGAAACACACATTTTTACTGCAGACTTTGTTGGGGCGGCTGATGGTCTTTATAGTGTGGCAAGTAGTGCCGCAGATGGTCTTTCATTTACATTTAATGCAGGTGATAAAATTGAAGCTCGTTCTGTTTCTTCTGTCTCTCAAAAATCTTTTATAGCAGGTTTAAATGCTTTTAGAATAAACAATCATGGATTAATTACAGGCGATTCTGTAGAATATACTGAAACTGGAACAACAAATGTTAGTGGTTTATCAAGTGGATCTTCATATTTTATTATTAGAAAAAATAAAGATTTTTTCTCTTTAGCTACATCTCAAGAAAACGCCATATTAGGAACAGCAATTGCTTTATCAGATTCAGGAGGTCAATCATCTGAAATTACTGGTACTGTAAGTTTTGCTCCTACTAGTATTGTTGGTGAATTTAATGGTGATGGAACAATAAGCTATGAAGCAGATTCTTTATCTGCGACAGGAGAAGATACAAACTTTACTTCCTTTTACAATAAAGGAGATTCATTTTTTATAAGCATTCCTGAAACAACAGTTACAGCTACAATTAGCAGTGTTAATACATCATCTAATGTTATTACAACGTCTGCAGATCACAATTTTAGCACAGGTGACGCTGTTAGGTTTGAAACCACAGGATCTTTGCCGAGTGGTTTAGATGCTGATGATATATATTTTGTAAGAGTAACAGCAGCAACTACGTTTACTGTTCACTACACAGCTACAAATGCCAGTGGGAATAGTGGTATAGTTAACCTTACAAACGCAGGTTCTAATAGCACTGTTGTTCACATTGATGATGCAGGATCTACTCTTGAGCGCATAGTAGATTACGTTAATTCAAATGTAAAAATAGAGTTTTCAGAAGCATTACCATCTACCGCTCAAACAGACATTAATTATTTGCAAAGAACGTCATTGTTGTTGCGACCTGATGGATTTGCCCTTCATAGGCCATATGATGGTGGCGTGGAACTTATTCCATCTACAAATCCAGACAGTCAAATGGTTCGCCAAACACGTAAATATTTCCGTTACCAATCTGGTAAAGGTATTCAGGTTTCTTTTGCTGTTAATTTTAGCCCAACATCACAAATTGATACATTCACAAGAATTGGTGCCGTTGGATCTATAAAAACTCGTTTTCCTCACAGATTAAGCACTGGATTAAATATTGTTACATCAGGGTCTACAAATACAAACCAAGATGTTCTTGGTACAATAAATAAAACAGTAGTTGTTACACAAAACGATGATGCTCAAAATAAATTTACTATTGATAATAGTTATGACACTTTTACTCTTTTAGAGGGTAGAACGTATCGGTTTGATATGTCAGATTCATCTTTAAGTGGGCATCCTATGTATTTTTCTAGTGATCCTGCTGCTTTGACTGACAATACCGTTGCTCAATACACTACAGGAGTTACGGAAAATTACGCTTCTAACCCGCCCGGAACATCTGGCTCTTATATTGAGATTGCTGTGGCTGCAAGCGCACCAACATTATATACCATGTGTGGTGTTCATAATAATATGGGACAGCAAGTTAATACTGACTTTGATGCTTCTAATAACAGAGCAAACTTATGGAATGGCACTTTAGCAGTAGCAAGTATTGTAGATGATTATAATTTTACTGTGACTTTAGATGGAACTCCATCAGACGTATCTGCTACTGGAATTATTGAATATTACGTTAACGGTTGGGAAAGAAGTTCTCTACGGTGCGGTCTTTTTGATGATCAAAATGGATTGTTTTTTGAATATGATGGACAAAAACTGCAATGTTGCAGAAGAAGTTCTATTCAACAAATTAGCGGTTTTGCGAACGTTGAGTTTAGATCAAGTAAAATAACGGGTGTAGATACACAGTTTGCAAATCAATTAAATGTTGGTGAAAAAATTGTAATTAAGGGACAAACGCACGTTATTTCTAAAATAGACAGTAATAACCTAATGTATGTTACACCTAGTTACCGTGGAGTTACAGCAGACAAAGTTGTTGTTACAAAGACAAACGATACAAAAGTACCACAAGGTCAGTGGAATTTAGATATTTGCGATGGAACAGGCGAAACTGGATTTAATTTAGACATTAATAGAATCCAAATGGCTTACATTGATTACTCTTGGTATGGTGCAGGTAAAGTTCGTTTTGGTTTCAAAGACCAACATGGTAATGTGCGTTACGTTCATAGTTTTGTGCATGGTAACTTCTTTACTGAAGCATATATGAGATCAGGTAACATTCCTGCTAGATATGAAATTGAAAATATAGGTCTTCCAACATATGTCCCCGCATTGGCCCATTGGGGTACATCTGTTATTATGGACGGTAGATTTGATGCTGACGAAGCTTATATCTTTAATGCTACATCACCAAATATTACCCTAACAGGTGCAGCAAGCGTTGCTGCGCAAGCTAAAGTTGAATTTACAGGGCAATATTATCAGCGTTTGTATAACAGAAACTGGCAAGCAGGATTTGCAATTTTATTAGATAGTTCTGATCCTGCGCTATCCTCTGTTGCTGCAGGAACGCCCGTTACAGGAGCAGATTTAGCTGCTGATACTGTAACTGCAAATCCTATAAGTAATCTTGTTTTTCCTTTTCAACCTTACCTACCATCAATTACGTCAAGACAAGGAACAAGTTTTGCTACGCAAGCTACAAGATCACTTCTTCTTATTAATAAACAACCAACAGGGACAACTGGTTCAAGTAGCACTTACACAATTGGTACGGCAGGTCAAAGTAACATTACGGACGAAATTCCATTAATTAGTGTTAGGTTGGCACCATCAGTAGATACAAGTGCGCCGGGATTTTTGGGGGAACGTGAAATTATTAACAGAATGCAATTAATTTTAAATTCTGTTGGTATTTTAAGTACACATGGCGTAACAATTAGACTTGTTTTAAATGGTTTGCTTTCGTCAAACGCTTGGGAAAGAGTTACAAACCCAAGTTTAAGTCAATTAATACTTCACACCAATGAAGACACTATTAATGGTGGATTGAGTGTGTTTAACTTTGAGGCTCAAGGTGGAACAGGCACAACTGGTCGAACCCCTGTTTTAACTACTTCTGAGTTAGGAAGCGTTACCACGCTAGGCAATTCTATTTTAGGTGGTGATGGTGTTTTTCCTGACGGTCCAGATGTTGTTACAGTTACTGCAAGACTTGCAGAAGATCCATCGACAGTTGCTTCAAATAATCCATTTCAAATCTCAGGTCGTTTAAGTTGGTCTGAATCTCAAGCATAAGGTTGTGAAATGTTATATGGCGAATATTCTTTTTCAGAAGAGCCATTTAGCAATGGTGGTATAAGTTACAGAGAAGAGGTTACAGGAAGTGAAGCAGTCACTTTTACTAATAATGTAGCAATAGCAGCTTCAGCAGTTGTTGATGTAACAGGCGTTGAAGCACAGACATTTATTAACAACGATGGTATAACAATTATAATTAATTCAGTTGTGGTGCCTACTGGTGTCGAAGCTGAAACTTTTGTTGCGAATGTAAATATTTGGTCTTTTGAAACAGGAGATGCAAATGCAGAATATGCTTTACTTAATCCAAATCCAGACGCTTCATATGCTAATTCAAATCCTTCTCCATCAAACACGTGGGATGATCTAGTCATATGATATTTTTTAGGTTATATTGTTTTTAAAGGAGTCTTGTTATGCCAAGCACGTACAGTACTAATCAGGGTTTAGAACTGATTGCCACGGGTGAACAATCAGGTACGTGGGGTTCATCTACCAACAATAATTTAGAAATTGTTGATCGTGTATTGAGCGGAGTTGGAACCATAGATCTTTCTAGTTCTGCTGCTGCGCATACATTAAGCACTACAGATGGAGCATTATCTGATGGTCAATATAAAGTTCTTGTGTTTACGGGCGCAACACAAGCTTGTACAGTAACAATTGATCCAAACAATCAAGCTAAATTATATTTTGTTGATAACAATTCTGGTCAGACCTTAACATTTACTCAAGGGTCTGGTGCAAATGTTACTGTCACAAACGGAGATTCAAAAGTAATTTATGCAGATGGTGCGGGTGCTTCGGCTGCAGTTGTTGATTTTTCTAGCAGTTTAGAAATGTCTTTAGTAAACATTACAGGTGGTTCAATTGACGGAACGCCTATAGGTGCAAACACAAAAAGCACAGGTGCATTTAATGTTGTAGACATTGATGGTGGTGGCGGTAGTGTTATTGATAATACAGACATAGGATCTACAACTCCAAAGTCTGGATCGTTTACCACCTTTACTGTTAACGCATCAGGATCAACTTTTACTGTTGCTCCTGTGAGTGGCATAGGAACGTTAGATAACGTCAATATTGGAGCCACCACAAGAGGCACAGGAGCATTTACAACTTTAAATGCAAACTCTAATGCTGCAATTTCAGGAAATCTTCAGGTTGATGGAAACGTTGATTTAGGTTCTGATAATAACGATACTGTTACAATTAACGGACTAGTTGATTCAGATATTTTGCCTACAGGCACACGTGATCTTGGTTCAGCTTCTGCAAAATTTGAAGATCTTCATTTAGATGGAATAGCTTACGTTGATGACATTCATGCGTTAGATTGTGACATTGATAGCGGGACAATTGATAATACAGTTATTGGTGGCACAACTGCAGCAGCAGGTACATTTACTACTTTGAACGCTACTTCAGTTACAACTGGGTCTATATCTGCAGGTAACTTTTACGAATTACAAACATCTCCTGCGCAATCAGGAACAACTTTTACTTGTAACGCAAATGATGGTAGTATGTTTGTGTGCAATCATAATAACGCTTCTGGTGCGGCTTTTGTTTTCACCAATTTACCTTCAACGGGTAGAGTTTATACAGCTACAATAATTCACGAATATACAGGTGGTAGCGCAATGTCTAGCATGTCATTTCCTTCTGGAACAGAATGGCCTAATGCAACTCAACCATCTCCACCCGGTCCGGGAGAAACAGATATTTACACCCTGTTTACCTATGATGGTGGAACAAATTGGTATGCAGGTCTTTCAGGAGCAAACTTTGGCGAACCTTCGTAAACTTTGGGGATGGAAACACAGTCAAGTAGGAGCGTCCAACACTGAACCTTGGCCTGATGTTCAAAGGGGGCCGTGGGACCAAGGTGCTTCAGGTTATGGTGGTGGCGCATCTGGCGGTTCAAATACAGAAACAGCAGCATTTCCAGATGATGCTTACAACTCTGCTCTTTTTTACAATAACAATCTTCAAACGGATGAAGTAACTGATCCTTGGGCACAATTAGATTTTTTATATAGAGATGCGCCCTACAGTCCCGTACAAATGTTCGCCTTACCTGATGGAACATGGGGCACCTCTAATGATATGAATTACGCTTTGCAGCCCGGAAGTGATCTTATTTTAATGCAAATTAATGCTTTAGAGGATGTAAATACAACTTGGGGAACTGGTCAATTTGGGTTTGACAATAATTTTGGCACAACCTCTTGGGTTACAGAAAATAGAAAATTAGTTCCGGGAACAACTAGCCGTGCATGCATATATCAAGTTGGAAGAATAAAATCTAATTACGCAATGGTTTTTAATCAAACTGCTTTTGGCGGCGGTGTTTCTGGTAGTACTCCACCTATTTTTGAAAATGGAGATGCATTTAATGTTGGTAATGTTGGCACTCAAGCAAGTACGTCAATGGATGCGTGGAACACTTCTGTAGATTTAGCAGGGGCTAAAGGAACTGGTGCAAATGCTTTGTATCATAGTTCATTAGACAGAACAGTAACGTCACGTGAAAATTTCTTAAAAAACAAAGGTAGATGTGTTAGAAAAATATCTACAACAAATAATTTAAATGGGTATTTTCAAAATCCCTTATACGGAAAAACTGTTGATATTGCTTATGAGATTGAGCGAACTTTAGAAAAATATGGTGTTGCCACAAATACTTTGCACATTAAAAGTGGTACTAATTCTACCAGACAAGTTACTGTTCTTTCTTATGTAGCAGGTCAGCTTCATTTTTGCGCTGCACCTGCACAACAGAACGAAGGTTCTGTAATGTATATTCCTTGTTATGTAAGAATGCATATAAGAGATTATAACAATGGCAGACCTACTGCACATTTGGGTCATGCCCCAATGTATCGTTATGTAACCGTAGCAATTAGATTAGAAAGGCGTTTTTGCCCCGGCACATATTTGCCCGGAAGTGGAGTAGTTATTGATTGGAATATGACTAACAAAACTATTCTTGGTTCGCCAGAAATACCATTTACTGAAAGTTATATTTCGGGAGAGGGATGGGATAATTGGACAAATAAAGGTTATGAGTCACAAGATGAATTATTAAATCAACCAAGTAACGCAGGTGATAAACCTGTTCGATGTTATAGATGGGGAACTAATGGTCAATCTTTTTACATAGTAGGTGGTAACATAGGGCAAGCTGCACCCACAAAAAGTGGTGGCGGTTCTAATATATATCACTGTCTAAAAAAGATTGACGTTGCTGATGAAACAGCGTTTGAATATGATCGTTTTTATCAAGTTGGCACACATAAAGATGCTAATACAGATCAATTTAATGAAACACAATTTAGCGATGTAGAAGAAAATAGAATTATTGATCTTGATCCACGCGAAACAGGTATATGGGATAACGCATGGGTAAATGGTTTAGAAGAATATTATTATGCAAATCAGTCAGATTTGTTTGCGGATAGAAGAACTTGGGTTGGCAGTAAATACGGTTTTAATTCTAGCGCAACAAACCCGCCAGAAGTAGCACCTAAATATCCTCAATCATTTACAATAGATGGTAGAACATACGAAGAAGAAATATTGTCATTTCGTTGGAGTGAAGATGGTTATTATTTATATGTGATTTGGGGTTTAGATCACCATCATAAAACCAGTAATACAGCAAGCGGTAATGTTAGAAGTTGGATGGCTCGTTATAGAACAACTCAACCTTATACTCCTGCGTATTTAAAATGGTGCGGTGAAACTGACTCTACAGATACGCCACTTACACCTGCTGACGGAGCAAACAATATTGAAGATTACTATGGAATAAGAGACTTTACTATTTCTCCAGATAGAAACCATGCAATTGTTCTAGATAATCCATATAATGGTTTGTGGTCAGATGGAAAAGCTACTTATCCCGGTGGAGCAACGCCAGATGTAACAAATAGAAGAAGATGGCCTAGTTTATCTCAATACAACTTTGGTGAGTTTGATTCAGAATATTCTAATATGCCTTACAAATATGAAGCAGGTGCTTACGGGGCTTACGTTGTAGATACAACCCATGAGTCATTTAGGTTTTCTACTAATCCTTTAGCTACCTCAGTTAATGCCCCAAATTCAACTTCTATAGGTGGCCTTGGTCAATATGGATATGTAAGAAAAGCTTGGTGGAAATGGCCTCAAAATACAATAAATTTAGGATCACCAGACAGTGGCACACTTACTGGAACAACAGTAACGCAAGAAAACTTTATATGGTTAAATAAAAGAATTGTAGGAAATGGAAATAATAAAAATTTAAGAGCGTGGAGTGATTATTACCGCAAAAGAGTAATAGGTGGAAGCACCATTCCAAGCACTAACACAGTGTCCCAAACTCAATACGTTAGACCAACAGCCATAGAATGGAATCCAGACGGTAGCATTTTATACTGTTTTCAACAATGTGATTCTTTTAGTCGTGGTTCTAGTTTATATACAGCTTCTGGCGGTGGTTCATATGCCGTAAGCCGACCATACGGACCAGACTATGGCGTTGTTATGTATCCATTGCCTGTACATCCAAAAGAAGAGTGGTATCCAAATCCACCGAGGCCCGGTGGGGCAACTGAACCTACAGCTATTTCTGATAATATGGGAACTTTTGATTCCGAATACTATCCACCGTTTTTATACAATTACACACTTCGCGGGTTTTTTGAGCAATCTAATTGGATGAGAGAAAATATAAATGATACTGCTAGAGGTGGTTCAGCCCCGTATACTATAAATTCTAATAATTTTCTTTCAAACTATGGAATACCTGCTACAGAGCATGTAAATTCAGGGACTAACAACCCCGCATTTACATATAATTATTTAGGAACAGGTGATGCTGCAACTTTACTTTACAGAGATAGGTACAGTTATTTAGCTAGTGATAACGAAATTGATTCTAGCAACGTAGATTCTTTTGCAATTCCCGTTCGCTCTTGGTCATATTACAGTAATGCTACTGATGATGGTCAATTTTATGTTCCGGGTGGGCAATACAAAAATACTAACGAATTTGGTTCTACAGACAAAGTATTAGTTGCTTTTTCTTTAAGTGGTCATTTTATGACTCTTATAGGGCAAATGGGTTATCCTAACATTTTAGGTTCTGTAAAAAGTTATAATCAATATATTAAAACATTTCCTATTTACAGTGATTCACACGAAACATTAACTGACTCTTCTGCAAGATCAAACTATGAATTTATAGGAAGTGCTTATGATTCATCAACTCCAAATGGTAGGTATGTAACTTCTAATGGAAATAATATTTATGGATTTTTTCCTTTAAGATCTAGAAACTGTTTATCTGGCGTTACAACTGATGATTATTTATTTGACACAAGTTATTATAGCTCTCAGGCAAATCAACTTGTATTAGGCCCATTGCAAAGAGATGATACATATTTAGGCTCTTTAAGATGGGGATCTATTCAGTCACATAGTTCAGGTCAGTTAAACGTTTCTTACTCAATGCTTGGATCAGAAGATAATGGTTTTATGGGTACATTTCAGGCCGAAAAAGAAATGAAATTAGATGATTTTGGAACGCAAAGTTATATGGCTCTTACAGATCCTAGCAGTGCGTTAAAATTAACTTCGTCTAGAGTCTTGTCTAGTAACGGTTTAGTTGAGGTAAGTTTTAATGATATTCCCACAATGTACGACCAAGGCGGTTTTCGCGGGTCAAATATTGTTAGGCAATATAATTCAAATTTTCACAGTTATGCTTATAGAAAAGATAAACGTGGTGGAAGGTTTGGAATATCTATGTACGTTGTTAGTTATAGTGATATACAAAGACTTTCAACTTATAGAAGTAATAGTTTTGAATATTCAGGAAATTATGAAAGTTCGGGAACAAGTTATTCTTTATTAAATAGTACATTTTTTACAATAAACACACACCTTACTACTTATGCAGAAGATTTGCCTCAAGTAAGAATTGTTAGCACACATGCATATTACAATGCATCTCCATATCTTTATGGCACAACAAGTTATTTAAGTGATATTTCATATTGTGTTTGGCTAGATAGAGAGCGGCATGTTGGTGGTTTTGGTGGTACTGAAACAATGCCTATTATTTGGAAGAAACAACTTCTAAGATCAGGTGATTTAAGTACTGCTTATCAAGCATATAAAGACGGTGGGGAAAGAAAGTTAGATGTTTCAATATCTGTAAGTGGAACTGCTGATGGTGACAATGCCGTTTATTATCATACTGGCGCAACAAATCAAGGACCGTGGCTCTTTGTAAGAACTGAAGGAACACCTATAAACACTTCTGCTCGTTCTGGTTTTTATGGAAAATTTAACTCAATAAGATTTGAAGATAATGGTTATAAATTATATGTTTTATGGAATGGAAGGGCAGAAGACAGATACCTTTATCAAGGCGGTAGTTTAGTTAGTTCTGATCCCTCAACTGATCAATGCATAGTTTTATCAAGATACAACCTTACATCACCATATGATATAAATACTGCAACATATACAAATGGTTTTATAATAGAGGCAGGACCGTATCAAAATCAATGGGTCAGTTTTGCTCAACAAAGAGCGTACAATTCTTTTGCTACAGATTTTGTTTGGAAACCAGATGGAACTAAATTTTGGACTATTGGAATAGAAACAACTTCTACATCATATTTTGGTGTGCAGGGTAGATCATGTGAAACAAGAGTAAGAGAATATTCAGTTGGAACGCCTTGGGATTTAAGTACAGTTACTAACACAAATAATGTAAAAGCTTACGATACTGCACCTGCAGGTATAAATCTTAATACAAGTATATGGCTTCCTACTAATTTAGAATTAAGCCCTGATGGAACTAATGTTTATTGGGCATGTAAGAGAGTTGCTTCTAGTCTTACAAATGCAGATTTAGAAATATTGCAATTTAAATCAACATTGCCCAGTGCTTATGATGTAACCAATCCATCTCAAACCGTTACAAGAACAGAGCAAAATGCAACCCGAACACTTGTAGGAAATTATCACAGTGCGAGTGATGGGGGAGCAGAAAGGCTTAGATTTATAAATAGTGAAGGAAGATTATACAGAACAAACTCTACAGATACAGTAACAACAACTAGTGAATCTCAAAGTGAACGTTGGGGTCAATCATGGCCTATGGGCGGTATTTCTGTTTTTGATCCAAAACAAAAAACACAAAAATTTAATGGTCAAATATCTATTGGAAATTACACAATGTTTCCTAATTATCATAGCCCAACAAGCTATACTCAAGCTAGTACGGGTGGGATAGTTGACGATCAAATGTTTAACTTTGCAGTAAGCCCAAGGGAAGACATTATATTAGTTAATGATGGGCAAGCTGTCATTTATCAGTTATTATTTAACAACAACACAAGAAAGTTTGGAATAGGACCGTAGTTATGCCTTTACAAAAACTTCAATTTAGACCCGGAATAAATAGAGAAGGAACTAACTACTCTAACGAAGGTGGTTGGTTTGATTGTGATAAAATAAGATTTAGAAATGGTTTAGTAGAAAGAATAGGCGGTTGGCAGAAAGCAAGTTCTGTAGAATTAGATGGAAGAACTAGCAAATTATACAAGTTTACAAATTTACAAGCAAAAAACTTTCTTTTTATTGGGACTTCAGCTAGAGTATATTTAGAAGAAGGGGGCACGTTTACAGACATCACCCCTTTAAGAAGGGCTGTTCAGCTTCCTTTTACGACTACAGGTGTTGAGGCAACTACTCAGATTAATAGTGTAACGGTTGTGACATAATGGCGATTACATTTACAACAACAAACAATAGCGCAACAGTCACTGTTAATGACCCAAATCATGGTGCATCAGTTGGTGATTTTGTTTTGTTTAGAGATGTAAGTGGTTTATCTGGAACTAATGTTGCAACATTTATTGAAAACGGTGATCAACCTCATAGAATAGCAACTCAAACAACAAATACTTATACAATAACACTTACTTTAGGTCTTGCAGATGGCAATAATTCAAGCGCAGGTCAAGCTTCTGGGTACTACTATTTAGAAACAGGAATTGCAGATGCAGTATTAGGGCCGGGATGGGGTGCAGGAACTTGGGGCCGTGGAACTTGGGGTAGTGAAATAGATGATATTGTTGGTGAGCAAATTCGTCTTTGGTCTATAGATAGTTTTGGTGAAGATATTATTGTTAATTTATTTGATGGTGATCTTTATTACTATCATGGTGATGCAACAGCAGAAAGATTAGTGCCTCTTAGAGAATTTGGTTTAAGCACACTAGCACAAAATGCTGTTCCATCTATATCAAGATTTGTTGCTGTTTCTGATGTTGATAGGCATGTTTTATGTTTTGGCGTAACTCCAAACGGATCTACGCTGCAAGATAAACTTTTAATAAGATGGTCAAGTAGGGAAGATCCGTTTGATTGGAATCCGACAACATCAAATACAGCAGGTGATTTAAGAATATCTCAAGGTACAGAGATTACTGGTATTGCACAAACACGTAAAGAAATACTTGTTTGGACAGACCAAAGCTTACATACAGTTCAATATCAAGGAACTCCATATTATTTTGGGCAAGCTTTAATTGCAGAAAGTGTTAATATTGCTAGTCCAAACGCATCTGCAGCAGTAAATGACCTCATATTTTGGATGGGTTATGATAACTTTTATCGTTATGATGGTCGCGTTCAAGTAATGCCATGCACAGTAAAAAGATATGTATTTGATGATATAAATCGTTCACAACTTGCAAAAATATATTGTAGCACAATGACAAAAGAGAGTGAGGTTTGGTGGTTTTATCCATCTTCACTTTCAGATGAAAACGATAGATATATTATTTTTAATTATCAAGAAAATGCTTGGTATTATGGAACATTATCAAGAACAGCAATGATTGATGCCTCTTCTACAATTAGAACAAACCCACAGGCTACAGGCGGCACAGGAAATAGCTTTTTATATAATCAAGAAAGAGGTCTTGATGATGGTGAGCAAAGCCCTGCGATTCCCATTGATGCATTTGTAGAGTCTTCTGATTTTGATTTAGGTGAGGGCGATAGATTTATGCTAACTCAAAGAATAATTCCAGATATTACTTTTACGGGATCTATTACAGATTCTGGCAATCCTGCAGTTAATTTTAAAATTAAAGTAAGAGATTATCCCGGAGTTAGTTATTCTGACGAACCAAGCGATACAACAACCCGAACATCTACTACACCAGTTGAGCAGTTTACAAAGCAAGCATTTGTTCGGGCTAGGGGAAGATCTGCTGCATTAAGGATAGAGAGCGACAGGTTGGGAACAATGTGGCAATTGGGATATCCAAGACTAGAATTACGTCAGGATGGCAGAAAATGAGCGGAAAAAACATTGTTCGACCTATCTTGCCGTTTCCACCAGAGGAATATGATGAGTCATATATGATTCAGTTAATTAGAATATTAGAAGAATTAATATCTAAAACAGAATTACCACTAACAAATATACCAGAGATAGCAGACGTTTCGCAATTATCATCATTAGAAATAGGGGATGTTTATAAAGACGCATCAGGATTTGTTAAAATAAAAACATGAGTTAGTTATGGACCCAGTAAGTTGCGTTGCTTTAGCGACAGGTAGCTTCAAGGCTCTTAAAGCAGCTATTGGAGCGGGAAAAGACCTACAAGATATGTCGGGAACTTTGTCTCAATGGGGCAAAGCTTTCTCTGATTTTACTAATCTTGAAGAAAGAGAAAAAAATCCCCCTTGGTGGAAACAGACGTTTAAAGGTAGTGACGAAGAAACAGCTTTAGAAATTTTTGCAAATAAAAAAAAGATGGAACATATGCGCTCTGAAATAAAAGAGCATATTACTTGGCACTATGGTAAGTCTGCATGGGATGAGGTTTTGGCAATTGAGGCTCAAATGCGTAGACGTAGAAAAGAAGAGCTTTATGCAAAACAACAAAGAATTGATACAGCAATAAATTTTGCAATAGGGTTTGTAATTTTTTTAATTAGCGGTGGTGTTTTATTTTTAGCCTTTTACATCTGGGGCAAATATCAGGGGCGTTGGTAATGTGGGTTTTGCTTTGGTTGCAACTTTTAAACGGTTCATTTGACCATTATCACATTGGAAGTTATTCTAGTGAAGAAGCGTGTAAAAGTAATATGTCTAAGGCAAAAGTATTAGTAAACAGTGAAAAATCTAAAGTTGTTTGTATAGAAATAAAACGGTGAAATTAATTGAACGCGGTGGAAAATACATTGTATATGACAAACGTGGAAAAATTGTTATAATAACAAGAGATAAAAAAGTAGCTATTTCTTG